CCAGACAAGGTTGTAGATCCGCGTTTCATTTAGGTGGTCAGTGACACTGACATCATCATCAACTGAATAGAAATCATTGGCGTAATACAGAAAGTCGTCCGTTGATGCGTAGAAATTTGCCACATGGCGTGTCTTTAGTAACGCTTCATGAACGTGGCCGATGACTGTCTTGTATTGGTTGTTGGTGTATGGCGTGCCCGCATTGTCATACGGCAAATCCTGCAATGCACCGAGGTCATCCGTGGCCCTTATCTCAGCGCGAATCGGATAGTATTCATCAAGATATGCCACTTGGTCGGTCATGATTGTACCTGACCAATACAGCACTGGCAAACTTGCAACGATCTGATAAATGGCAACCGTGAATCTACCTTCAGCACTGCCTGCAATGAGGGCCATGATGTTTTCGTCCGTTGCGTCCTGCATCACAAATTCGATGGCCGCTTCGCTTGTGATGATTGGATTGACTTTGTTTCGTATGTCGCCGTTCCAATTGATTGCAAAGCCTTCACCACTTAGGGTGATGAGGTCAACCGCCCCACTGTATTGATCGTCGTATATATCCACGCGCCATTCATCGCCCGTGGTGTCTTTCATTTCACCCCTGTATCGTACTGCGCCCATCAGAATCCTCTTACACGGTTACGTTCAAAATTGCTGCGCTCACTACTGAGCAGAATGTCACGCCCACTTAGACGGCCTGTCACGGTTACATTGCCACCGCCTGCGCCCTGAATCATGGCCTGCAATTTGTCAAGCGGTGCAATCACTTCTGGGTTGGTCCTTGCGCCTGCATACTCGCCGACGAGGGCAGCGGTTGGCCCGCTGACGATGCCGCCATCCGCAAATGCTGTCAGTTGACCAAACGCCCCGCGAACCAATCCAGTCAATGCGCCAATCAGCGCGGGAATGACAACGGGCGCGGCTGGCCCTGTAAACTTGCCGGAATTTAAAGCCGCTTCAATTGCGTGTGCTTGGGCTGCATTCAATGCCATGTTGATTGTATCGCGCGCCATCTGTTTCATCGCCTCCTTTGCACTTGCCGCGCCGTTGGCAATTGATTCAAATGCCATGCCAAATGAATCGCCGAGTTGATTGCCAATGTTGACAAGTGATTGCATTCTTGTCTCCAACTCTTTGTCAATCTCAACCGATTCTTGCAGTGCCGCATTGTATTGCTTGGTGCTTTGTGTCAGTCGGTCTTGCATCTCAGCCATGCCAACCAAACCGCGCGGGCCAGTTTCAGTTGCTCCTGTTGTTGCTGTCATTGGCGTTATGGCTTGCGCGCCTGTTGCAGGTGGTGCGCCGCCCCCACTCATCAGCCCGTCAATGTAGGTCTTCAAACCGCCCATCGTGTCAATGGCATTTTGCACAGACTCAGGCGTGACCAACTCAATCGGGTCTCGTTCCAATTCGTTGTTAATGCCTTCTGCGATGTTCTCGCCTGCTTTCTTGCCAAACTCAATCGCACGATTGGCAGCGTTCTCAAACGCATCAGAGACAAGGCCGGGAATGGCTGAGAAATTGCCTTCAAAGATTGCCGAAATGATTGCACCTAAGTCCTTGAACGCTCCAATAACGCTGTTAATCGCAAAGCCAAAAAAGTCAAACACTGTCTGCACCACGCCCTTAAGTGCGCCGATGATGGCACGCACGAAAGTCACTTCATTGTATAGGTCAATGAAGTAATTGATGACTGACGCAATGGGTTTACTGACCTCTGAACTGAACTTGTAAACAGCCGCAACGATTGCAATGAGCGCGGCAATAATCAAACTTGCCGGCGACAACATCAGCATGAATCCTTGAACCAAAGACGGCAACAAAACCAACAGCGGGCCAATGGCTGCCGCAACCAATGAAATGGTGACCGCCATTTGTTTCAATTGCGGTGACGCATTTTGCAGGCTGCCAATAAAGTCACGCAAAAAATCAACCACTGGCCTCAATACGTCAACCAATATCTTCCCGAACTGTTCTTGCAAGTCCCCGAATGCGTTGGCCAATTGAGTGAATCCGCCGTCCGCTTTCGCCGCCGCTTCCGCACTGCCTCCGTATTGCTTGTTGAGTTCATCAAGAATGATGGTTTGCGCCTCAGCCAATCGCCCGGTTTCCGTCAATGATTTGATGACCTCTTTTTGCTCCGTGCTGAACTGGATGCCCGATCGCGACAAAGCCGAAAGATTGGCTACCGGATCATTGAGTGCCTTGCCCAATTGTATGGATGCGCTTTTCAGGTCACCGTCCAAACGTGTGGCCAAATCCAATGCCGCCTTTTGCGTGCGCTCAAACTGCTCGCCGCTGATGTTGGTAAATGTCAGCAGTTGAGACGTTGCATCTTGCAAAATTTGCTCATCACCGAACAAGGTGGTCTTTTGCAAATCGCTGGCCATGCGTTGCAATTCCTGCGAAGTATATCCCACCTGCCCAGCAGTCGATTGCAAACCAGCTTCAACCTGTGCAATGGCCTTGGCTTGCTGTTGGAATGCTCTGACCGCCGTGAATCCCAGCGCGGCAATTGGCGCGGTGACATTCATCGACAAACTCTTTCCAAGTTGCTTCGTGCTTTTGCCGAAGTTGCGCATCTTGCGCATTGCCTTGCCCAATTCCTTATCAAGGTTTTTGGTGTTTCCGCCAATCGCAACAACTAAATCACTCAATCTTGCCATCCGTCTCTCATTTGTATTTCGTCAAACAATTCCTGCTTGCTCATCTTCCTGTAATTCTTTGGCTTTGGTTCAACTTCCCAAGGGAAAACCGCCAAATCTTTGGGCTTCAATTTACGGCCTTTTCTCAGGTGTGGTTGCAGTGTCAAAGTTCCAAGCCATCTGATTCGCTCCCATTCGCCGCGCTCCCTGAATTCCTCCCGTTCGTTGAACCCTTTCACCGCCGCATTGAACTCGTCAAAGGTCATGGTATAAAATGCAGAAGGGGACAAGGCCATCCGCCCCATCCCCACCTGCAACATCATTTCCCATGTTAGTGGCTCGCTCTGCTCGCTGCTCACATTTTTTTTTCACCCGCCCCGAGTGCCTCAAATGCAATTTGAACGTGTGACAAATCAACCGCATCCATGACGTCATTGATTGTCATGTCCAAATCTTGGTCTTCGAACTTACACCCGGCCTCAATGCCCACATAAATCAACCAAGCGCAAGCCTCGGCGGATAGTTTGCTTGGGTCACTGAGTCCAAACACATTGACCTTCGCCCGTTTCTCGAACTTGGTCAATGCGCCAAGCGAATATCTCAGCGGGTATTCCTTGCCGTTGATTTCTATCATGAAGCAATGGTCTCATCAATTGCGCCGGTCAACTCAAAAGTCGCGCTGTAGGTCGCCGTGTCTTCCGTGCCGCCTGACTGCTCAAGGCTGGTGAGAAAACCAGTGGCTGCAAAAGACAGTTCCCCAGTTGTTTCGTTTGCCTTGCTGAATTTCAAGGTCAAAGATGCACGGGTTTCGTATGCCGTCCACAAATCAGTGATGTCTTTGTTTGAGGCATCAAGGTAATCAATCAAACCACTGCAAGACATAGACCCCGAACGTACGCCTGCCAAAAGTTCACGAAAGCCTGAGCTGTCTTTTGTGGTTATGTCAATTGTTTCCATGTTCAGCGACAAGGATACATCTTGCGCCGCTGCAATTAACGTGCTGTCAATGTACACGCCTAATTCAGTACCGTTAAAAATGGCCATTATTCTTCAGTTTCAGTTGTTTCTTTCTTCGGTGCGGGTGCTGTAAGGTATCCCTTTCGCTTGAGTTCTGCGGCAAAGTCGCTTGTTACGCTTGGTGTTGCTCCCTTTTTCCAATTGTTGCCGCGCAGTTTGCACGCCTTTTGAATTGTCACCTTCATGGCTGCAAGTTAATCAATTCCAAATTAGCCCGTGACGCTTGGCCGCCCGTTCGCAATGCCCTTGGTCAAGCAATTCCAACTGGTCCCGCACCCACATCCCAACGCCCGTCAATTGGCGCAAATGGTATGCGTGCCCAATGACCGCGCTCACCGGGTAGAATCCACCGAACTCAATGGCACTGCCTGAGACCACAAGCCACGATTTGAGCCAAGTGGCCGCCGTTGCATTCAGCACGCTCGACATTCGCACGCCTGTCATGTACACCTCAATCAGCATCTTGGCCACATCAAAGGTCAGCAGGTAGGCAATCCACATGAACACTTTGACAAGCAATCCGTAAACAATGCCAATGGGATAGCTAACCAAAGCCAGTGCCATCAACGCGGTAAATCTCAATACCTTCATATTTCGTCAGTGTTTGGAAACCAGCCGTTATCTACCATGTATTGTTGGTCTCGGATTGTGGTGGTGCTGGGCACAATTGCACCGAAAGGAAAGGCATCGCTCGTATGAATGAATCCCTGCAAGGTCACCCTTTCCGTATCTGTCAATTCAGGAAACATAGAAACCAGCTTCTCCAAATTCGCTTGTTCATGTACGGGTATGATGTACTCCGTGTCCACTTGCAAAGCGTGCTGTATCCCATCGGGATGTGTCACGATTCCAAACACCGTGCCGCCTTTGTGATATTCCTCCTGTACTGCAATGGGCAGGGTAATGTTGTAGAGTTCCCGTGTGATTTGCTTCGCTCTCGTTTCTGATGTCAGCACACCAGCGGGTAAAACTATGATGTACTGGCTCATGGCGTGTAAATGCTGTAATAGTCGTTGATGTTGGTTTCGA